AATACAACATGGCTTGGTGATCATTTTGATTCAACATTATTGTATGGCTCTCTATTAGAAGGCTATACTTATATGAAGGGTGAAGCAGACGTTATTGCTAATTATCAAAAACGCTATGATGAAGCTATGGCATTGTTAAAACAATTGGGTGATGGTAAAGATCGTCAAGATATGTACCGCACTCCTCAAGTAAGGTATCCAGTTAAATGATAAGTTCACAGGGATCAACATTTGTAAGTGGTATACAAGTTGCTACAAAAGACTTTGGTGGTTTTACTCCAGAAGAGTTGGCTGAAAGAGCGCTTGAAAAAATTATTTATGTAGGCGATCAATCTCACCCTGCAATCCGTGATCAAGCAGTTGCGTTTAAAGATCACTTGCGTGCTGTATTGATTTTTTACATGAATGAAGCAGTAAAATTTGACCGTATAACTATGGCTAACAGGCTACGTGAAACTGGTCATCCCGAATTAATTAAACTTTTAGACGAATAGGAGTCCCAAATGGCTTTTACAGGAAACTTTATGTGTACCAGCTTTAAGGTACAGTTAATGACAGCAACGCATAACTTTACAGCCAGTACAGGTAATACTTTTAAATTAGCTTTATACGATAACTCAGCATCATTTACTGCTGCTACTACTGCGTATACTGCTACGAACGAAGTAGCTGCTTCTGGTACATACTCTGCGGGTGGTGGTGCATTAACCAACATTACACCAACATCTTCAAGTACTACTGCATTTACAGACTTTAATGACTTGTCATTTACATCTGCAACTATTACAGCATATGGAGCAATGATTTATAACAGTTCAGCTGCTGGTAATCCATCTGTAGTTATTTTAGATTTTGGTGGTGTTAAGTCATCTACATCAGGTACATTTACAATCGTTTTCCCAACAGCAGACGCAACAAACGCTATTATTCGTATCGCTTAATTCAATAACTAAAAAAAATGGTTATTGATTTTGTTATCGAGCAAAATGGGGAAAAGTTTTGTGATGCTTTGATACTAGAGGATAATCATACTTTTACCAATGAAGAAATCGAGTCCATGAAACAGGCTCGGTTTGATAATTGGTATGCTTTTATTCATACGCCAGTAATTGAAGAAACACCACAGGAATAACCTATGGCTACTAGATACTGGGTAGGTGGTACAGGTACTTGGACAAACGCATCCACAACTAACTGGTCTGCTACATCAGGTGGTGCTAGTGGTGCATCTGCACCTACATCTGCTGATGATGTCATATTTGACAATTTATCAAACGTAGGAACAACGATATTTACCGTAACTGTATCAACAAGTGCGGTATGTAGGGATATTAGTTTTGGTTCTGGAGCAACCGCCCTTGATGCGGTGATGACATTAGCTGGTACTTCAGCATGGTCAATTTATGGCAGTATGACCTTAGTATCAACCAACTTAACAGTCACATACACGGGAACTATAACCTGGGCATCAACTACCACGGGAAAAACAATTACTACCGCAGGAAAATCGTTTAGTATTTTTACTTTTAACGGTTTAGGTGGTGGTTGGACAATACAAGATACACTTACCTTAACAGCATCTAGTGCATTTAATCTACTGGCTGGTGCTGTAGATACAAACAATCAAGCAATTAATTTAACTGGTGGTGGTTCTAGTAACTTTGTTACATCAGGATCATCAACAAGATCATTAACATTAGGTACTTCTACAGTTACTTGTGCTGGTATTGTTTCTGCATGGGACGTACAAACAACAACTGGTTTTACTCTTAGTGCAGCATCATCAACCATTAATCTCACGGGAAGCGGTGCAGACTTTAATGGAGGTGGTTTAACTTACGGAACTCTAACATATTCAAATAATACAGGACAGCTTAAAACCCTTAATGGTGCTAATACAATTGGAACGCTGAATTTAACTACTGCTACAACAAGTGCTGTATACACAATTCAAATTAATGCCAATCAAACCATTACCACATTAAACATTTCTTCTTCTAGCGTATCAGCAAGACATTTTATACAAAGTGACGCATTAGCTGTCGCAAGAACACTTACTGTAACTACTAGAAACGTATCTAACGTAGACTTTAGAGATATTACTTTTGCAGGAACAGCTTTAACTGGAACAAGTATTGGTGATTGTGGTGGAAATTCAAACATTACTTTTACCGCAGCAAAGACTGTTTATTGGAACTTAGCTGGAGCACAAAACTGGTCAGCAACAGCTTGGGCAACATCAAGCGGTGGTTCACCAGCAATAGGTAACTTCCCGTTAGCGCAAGATACCGCAGTAATTGATAATACTGGATCTGTTACTGGAACAATTACATTTGATACAGATTATAACGTTGGTACGGTAAATATCACCAAAACTGGTGCTATGACATTATCAGTATCAGGCTCTATATCTGCTTATGGTAATTGGACAAATGGTGCGCTTACAACAGTAAGTACTGCTGGAGGAATAACATTTGCTTATAGGGGTGGAACGCAAACTATTACAAGTAATTCAAGAACATTTGCACCATCTATTGGAATGGCTAATATAGGCGGTACATTAGTTATTGCAGATAATCTTACTACAACTGGTAATTTTGTATTTAATTATGGAACATTAAATATAACTAATATAACTCTTACAGCAAATAATTTTAGTGCTGCTATTGCATCAACCAGAGTTATTGCTTTTGGATCTACAGGAAACATAAAAACCACTGGTAGTGGAACAATGATTTCAATGGCTGGAACAGGCTTTAGTTATACAGGCACTCCAACAATAAACATATCAAACAATTCAGGAACAGCTAGTACTACTAACTTATCAGCGGGTTTTACGTCAACAAATGCTTTAAACGTAAACTATATAACTGGAACATACGCACTTACAGATACAACGCCAAGTGTTTTTAGAAGCGTAAACTATACTGGTTTTAATGGGTCAGTAAACAACGTTGCTAGAACACTTTATGGCGATTTGACATTAGATCCAAGTTTAGGAACATATACCGCTGGTCTAAACGCTATATCTTTTAATGGATCAGCAGGTGTAACGCAAACTATAACGTCTAATGCAAGAACGATGGACTTTCCAGTTTCTTTTGGCGGAACTGCAACTACCACTTATCAGTTAGCAGATGCAATGACTGTAGGTACTTCTAGAGCAACAACTTTAAGTGGTGGAACTTTAAATTTAAACAATAAAACACTTACAACTGGTTCATTTAATGGAAGTGGTATAAGCACTAGAGCTTTAACTTTAGGCTCTGGTTCATTGGTTTGTACGGGGTCAGGAGCAACTGCATTTACCATTGCTACTACCACAAACATGACTTTAAATGCTGGTACATCCATAATTTCGCTTACTTCTGCGAGTGCCAAAACATTTACTGGTGGTGGTCTTACTTATTACAACCTTAATCAAGGTGGTGCTGGTGCATTAACAATTGCCAGTTCAAATACTTTTAATAATATTACTAATTCGGTTCAACCAACTACAGTTACTTTTACCGCAAGTACAACTCAAACTGTTAGCAATTTTGGTTTAAATGGTACTTCTGGAAATTTAGTAACTATTAATAGTAGTTCTGCTGGAACAAGGGCAAGTTTAAGTAAAGCTAGTGGAATTGTAGACTGTAATTATTTAAGCATTCAAGATAGCAATGCTACAGGTGGTGCTGGATGGTATGCTGGAACAACTTCAACTAACGTCAGTAATAACTTAGGATGGATATTTACAGCTCCTCCATATATATATGTAACTGGTGTATCTGCAACTGGAAGTGTAGGATCAGTAACAGTTTCTACTGGTATTAATATTGATGTAAATGTCACAGGTGTATCAGCCACGGGAGATGTTGGCTCTGTAACAACAATTACAGATCAAAATGTCAGCGTAACAGGTGTCTCTGCCACAGGCCAAGTAGGATCAGTAGTAAGAACAGTAGATGTCACAGGCGTTTCTGCTACTGGTCAAGTTGGATCCGTAACTACAACTAGCTCAACAAATGTGAGCGTAACAGGCGTTTCTGCTACAGGTCAGGTTGGTTCCGTAACAATTGGTATTGGTAGAAACGTAAGTGTTACTGGAGTAAAAGGTACGGGTCAAGTTGGTTCAGTTACCATTACGATTGGTAGAAATGTAAGTGTCACAGGAGTGTCTGCAACGGGTCAAGTTGGATCAGTAACAGTTACTGGTACAGCCAGCACAAGCGTTACCGGGGTGTCGGCTACTGGTCAGGTTGGATCTGTATCAATTTCTATTAGTAGAAATGTAAGTGTTACTGGGGTTTCCGCTACAGGCAGAGTTGGTTCAGTTACCCTAGTTACAGGAGCCAATGTCAACATTACGGGCGTTTCTGCTACTGGAAATGTCGGTTCTGTGTCATTTGTCACTACCGCCAATGTAAGTGTCACAGGAGTGTCTGCAACGGGTCAGGTAGGGACT